CGTGTTTCTTATATCGAATCGACAATTTCTGAATATTTTTCGCAACATCAAATGTGCTTCCACTGGTTTCCTTGATGATGAACTCATTATCCGTATCATCGACGCGGATATCGAATACGCGAGTTAGCTTGTATTTCTCATGATTTGGCTTACGAGAATCGAAGAGCTGCCAATTGGTGGTTCCCTTACTAATTCCCTCATCAAAGACATCGGTCCAAGCATTTGTAATAGGGAAATCCGCCCATAGTTCTTCCGACACTTTCGCGATAATACGCTCACGTAATATCATCTGAACGACACGGTCGGCTTGAATACAAATTATCATATGAATACCATCCTTGGTAATTTGTTTATCTGCGAGTCTGTTTACGGTGGGCTTTTCCAAGATAAATATTTGGAATTGCACGGAGTCATTGATTTGATAGATGGTCTTAATCTCGGCTAAATAAGTATCGACCAAATCACGGACATGCTCATCCGTATATTGGCGCTCATCGACATGATACGCATGCCGGAAGTCTAAATCGACGAGAATTGGACCATTGGTATCCAGTTGTTTTTCCGTCAAATATTCTTTCCCCTTTTTGGCAATAATATCACGGTGATAAAGGTCGAGGAACTGGGGGTATTCTTCATCGGGAATATGATAGTTCCCACCATAAAAGTTTGGGTCTCCCTTGACCCCTATACGCGTATTTGTGCATACTTTTATCGTGGAGTCATCCTTTTTGATTAAATGTTTGAATAAGAAGTCATCTAATGAGCGATACTGTTGTGTGATTTTTACAGAGGTTGACGATTTTGGCGTAGATGTTACGAGTGCCGCCATTGGGATAGATATACTGGGGTGATATTTTTATTAGGGTTTTTGGTAGAATGATTATTTTGGTATTACACACGATTATGCTAAGGATTGGTATCAATTTTAGTAAACGGTCGCTGCATAATTATTATGTTCAATTTTAGTAAGGGAACCTACGACTGATTTTGCCGTAGGCAAAATCAACCCCTTACGAACTAGTATAAAACGGTAGGTTACTGGAAATATAAATGTCGTTATTTTCTACTAATAGTTGCAATTCGAATAACTGCCAACCTGCTTTCATAATAGGCTTTTTACACCTTTTCTCATTCAAAACGCCCACAAAGTGGGCGTAAAATGAGTGAAAGGTAACGTTGCCTTTGCGCAGTTTCAATGCGAAAAGGTGTAAAAATAAATCAAAGAACAGGAGGGTTCATAAGGGAACCTACGGTTCCCTTATATTACGAACCCTCCCTTAAAATGAGCATATAAAGTTACTTTGTTAAGGATGGGGGCGAGGGGTCAGTGGTCGCTTTGCGACCACACACCCTTATCGAGGCTGAGGTCGCGCAGCGACCTCTGGCCCGAAGGAGCTATTGAGGGAAACCTTGGTTTCCCCCCAAAAATTGAACACGATATCTCCTTATTCGTAAACAATATAAATAGTTTCTGCGTATATTATAGTAGTTAGACCAAAATGAAGTTCTGTGGGCAGTGTGATAACATGTACTATATCGGAATCCAGCAGGATGACCCGAATAAGCTAACCTATTATTGCCGAAACTGTGGAAACAAGGACCAGACATTGACAGAGGAGGGAGTTTGTGTATTGACTACACAATTGAAGAAGGGAGAGCAGAAGTTCACACATATTGTAAATCAGTATACTAAGTTGGACCCCACCCTGCCTCGTATCCATAATGTAAAATGTCCTAGCGCTGACTGCTCTACGAATAAGGATGGAGGTATGCCGGCAGAGGTGATTTATTTCCGGTATGATGATGCGAACTTGAAATATTTGTATATTTGTTCCACATGTGACAGCACGTGGAAGACCGATTAGTAGAGGAACCTACGACTGATTTCGCTATTAGGCGAAATCAACTTCCTATAACCCCTCCCTTGCAATTTAACTAATAACGTAGACCTACATGTTTTCTTTAAGGGACGATGTAAGTGATCGATGCGGGACCACCTACACCAATATAAAGCAACCTTTCATCTTTTTTAATGGAGGGTTTGCAAGGAAGGGGGCGCGGGGGTCAGTGGTCGCTTTGCGACCACGCACCCTTATAGACCCGAAGGGTCTATTGAGGAAACCTGGGTTTCCCGCAAAAATTGAATTAGAACATTGATTCTATGTCTATAATATATATAAGCGCATTATACACATAGATAAAATGTCATCCAAGCCCGAAGACGAAGATGTCGAGCCCAAAATCGATGATGATGCAGAGGAGGAAGGGGGAGTTGCTATCGAAGAGTCAGAAGCCGAAAGCGATAATGATATCTCCGATGCGGAAAGTGAGGTGCCGGACGATGCTTTATCGGTCGATGAAGACGAAGATGATTTAGGTTCGAATATAGACGAAACCGACCTCCAAGCGGAAACTCTCGGCATTCCCCGCTTTAATGACATGGATGATTTGGAAAGTGATGACGAGAAAGAGGAGGATGATAATTATTTACAGAAGTTCGATGAGGAAATGACCAAGAATCTTATTGTAGACCACCATCCCGAGCTGCATTCGTATAATTATGACGAGATTGATATTTTGTCTCGTGTTGTTCGTGATGAAAATGGTGTGATTATCGACCCTCTTCACCGCACACTCCCATTTATTACTCGATATGAAAAGGCACGTATTTTGGGGGAACGTGCCAAGCAACTCAATGCGGGAGCCAAGCCATTTGTGGAGGTGGATGTAAGTGTTATCGATGGATATTTAATTGCCATGAAAGAATATGACGAGAAAAAAATCCCCTTCTTTGTGCGCAGACCCTTGCCGAATGGTGGTGTCGAGGTATGGCGATTTTCGGATTTAGAACTTTTGTAATATAAGGGAACCGCAGGTTCCCTTATGAACCCTCCTCTTCTTTGATCTATTTAGTAACCTACCGTTTTATACTACAATATGTTCTCTTTCTTTTTATGAGCCAATTTACCGTAGCGAGGAATCGTAGTTTCCTACTACTAGCGGGGAACCTAGGATTCCCTCGATAGCCCCTCCTCTCCTCTTCTTTTCTTTGTTTTTAACAAGCTTATTATTAAAGCTTATTAGCAGTCGCTATAATTACAACTATTTTTAGAAAATAAGGACACCTATATTTCCAGTAACCTACCGTTTTATACTACCTACTACATCAAAAAATATAAAAAAAATAAGCTGTTGGAGCTTATTTTTTGGTATTATCGAAGCAAGCTTCTTTATTATCGAAGCAAGCTTCTTTATTATCGAAGCAAGCTTCTTTTGCAAGCAGTGGGGTTCGAACCCACGCATCATAGATAACGGGTCTTAAGTCCGTCGCCTTAAACCACTCGGCCATACTTGCTTAGTGATTTTTACGACTTTACTGTCGGATTTGTTTATCGCGGTAATTTCCTCCGCTGTTATGGGGCCTGAACCCCGAACACCCAATGAGGGGCTTGAACCCTCGACCACCAGATTAAAAGTCTGGCGCTCTACCAACTGAGCTAATCGGGTTTCGACAACCGCAGGATTCGAACCTACGAAGACATGGTCCAATGGATTTCAAGTCCATCGCCTTAACCACTCGGCCAGGTTGCCTTTATTGTTTTCGGAGACCAATAACTCGTTTATTGGGGCGGAGGACCCCTATTTCCGATACGGGGAATCGAACCCCGGCCAAAGGGGTGAAAACCCTCTATCCTAACCACTAGACCATATCGGATAAAAGCTCTTACCGGGACTCGAACCCAGGATAGAAGATTCAAAGTCTTCGGTGCTAACCACTACACTATAAGAGCCAGCTAGTTTTTATCGAGAACCTGCAAACTCGTTTGGTCCTAAAGGGAATCGAACCCTTGTCTCAACCGTGTAAAGGTTGTGTGCTAACCGTTACACCATAGGACCTTGATGATAGTTTTCGGAGACCTATCAACTTCACTCTTTGGGATTGGATGACCCTTAAAGACACCCGATGAGGGGCTCGAACCCTCGACCACAGGATTAAAAGTCCTGCGCTCTACCAACTGAGCTAACCGGGTAATTCCTTTGTATATCCTGTTTTTTGAGTGCAGGGAAACTCGTTGCTCGATATGGGGATTGAACCCATGACCCTCAGCTCATAAGACTGATGCTCTAACCACTGAGCTAAACGAGCACACATTTATCTCAATCCCGAAAAGATGCTTCAATTTTTATGATGTTCCTAGGTAAGGGAAACCAAAGTAGCGGGGAACCGTAGGTTCCTCAATAGCCCCTTCGGGGCTATAAGGTTGATGTCGCTACGCGACATCTTACCCCTCCTCTTCTTCCTTTTATTTTACACCATTTTGCGTTGAAAACGCCCAAATGGCAACGTTACCTTCACTCATTTACGCCGACAAAGTGGGCGTTTTGAATGAGAAAAGTAGTATAAAACGGTAGGTTACTGGAATTATAATTCTAATTGTTTTTGCTACAATAAAAAATACACTATATACACGTGTGTCCTAATTATTTATTATTTTGATAAATCTTGAATGTATATAGCGCCACTTACCCTTACCAATCCTCATCGTCAGAGTCATCGGCCCAGCTCCTCTTCGTCGCCCTGATTGTAGGCTTGATGCGGACCGTGACGTTGGGTGACAGTTCCGTGCAGTCCACGGGCTTGGTCGCGGGCTTGGCACGGACAGTGACATTGGGCGACAGTTCCTCATCACTCTCCGAGTCGGACCCCGCCAATTCCGAAAATGCGTTCTTGACGGCCACTGCGGCGCACTTGTGCTGCTTCTGCTCTTGTGCCTTGGCCTCATGCTCCTGACGGCGCGCCTCCTTCTCTGCGCCAGCATCGAGAATGACCGTGCAATACCCAGCGGTATGACCGGTCTTCTCGCAACGTCTGCACCTCGCTGACAACAGCGTGGGGCAGCATACCTTACCTTGTGCGTTCTTCACGCGATGACTGTTATACCGGCTCTCCGGAAGGCCTGCATCCTTGCACACCTTGCAAGAGACCGGGGAAACCTTGACGGAAGCGCGACGGGACATGTTGAATTGCTTTGCTTGTTGGGGGGAACTGTGCCTTTCTTACTTTCCGGAAAAAGTGTTTCAATTTTAGGGGGAACCGTAGGTTCCCCCTTACCCCCTCCCTTAATTAATTAACTACTAAAGGGAACCTACGACTGATTTTGCCGTAGGCAAAATCAACCCCTTTTTGAACCCTCCCTTAATTAGTTAACTATTAAAGGGAACCTACGACTGATTTTGCCGTAGGCAAAATCAACCCCTATTGAACCCTCCCTTAATTAGTTAACTATTAAAGGGAACCGTGCAAGTTTTTTATTTAAGGGAGGGGTCGCAGGGGAACCGTAGGTTCCCTGCAACGTAGGTTCCCTTTAAAATTGAATTCCTTTTTTACATTCATAATAAATGATAATTCCCGTTCACTTTGAACATAACCATCATGTTGGTCTTTCACATTCTTATTCTCGTCCTAGTAATGGTCGGGGCAAATGCCCAGGCACTTCACCTGGCCAAGCAGTCCGTTCGCGAACTCGCCAGAATGTGCGAATACATAGATGCACAATTTCCGACTACTTGCCTCAATGGCGCGTTTTACTCCACCCCGTATACCCAAAAACAATGCCACGTTCCAGAGACGTTCGGGCGATTGGTTCAGCAACAGGAGAACGGCACGCTCGACAAGAACCTTCTTGTCGACATTGTCTACAACTCTTGGGGGGAACCACCGGTCAAGAGGCGGACCGATAACGAGGCTATGTTGTATATTATTTTCGGGATATTGCTGGTCGAGCTAATGCGCTCATTCTATCAGCGCCGTGTCTCGTCCTAATTACGTCGACGTGACTCTATGAAAACGACAAAAATAATGTAACGCTGTAAAATTGATGTATTTTTTATTCCATTGCGGCGTTCAATCCCCAAAAAATAGCAAAACCAATCCAGACCCGGAAACATTTCATAGCATGTCCGACCGGTTGGTCGGGTATATATCATAAACACTTTCCCGAAGAATGGGCGGAAAATCATCTACCTGGCACCGGTCCAGAAGAATGTAAAAATTGTGCTTATTACGGATGTGTCGATACAATGATTCAAAAAAATGGTACTACCCTAGAAAATGTATTCATTGGGTATTGTGCAAATTGTTCGGACTATGTTTACCATGGAACACGAGGACGTCTGCCAACCTTGTGCAAAATAATTACAATGCAGGAATAAAATAGCGGGTTAGCGGGGAACCCTAGGTTCCCTGCTAAGAAGAGGAGGGTTCATAAGGGAACCTACGGTTCCATTATACCGCTAACACCGCCAATGCTTACCACAATCGAGACAAGTTACGAAAATAGTCGCGGGCTCATCCGCCGACCTAGTTTGTAGCTCCAGGTGCGAACAATTTCGCGAATGGCATTTCTTACATATAAACATATCTGTTGTTGCGCGCATTTCGTTCTTGAATAGACTCGCGTCGCGTTTCATTTTTTTATCAATCATCACCTTCCAATGGTCAGGGTCCATCTCTTGATGTGTCATGAACGCCACCGATTGTGGTGTGATTTCTTCAGAAAGGACCGAGGTGAGCAATTCTTTGTTTTTCAGATTCATATATACCGTACGTAGTCTATCTACGTATAGCTGTGCGAAATAGGGGTTTTCCCACTTTTTGATGATTTTTCGGGAATTGGCCTCTTTGATGGAGTAATTATAAACCCCCTTTTCCAATTTAGTCGACATTTCGAGGTCATTGTTTAGGATAGGACATAATTTCTCACGAATGTTTTCGCGAAACTTCGTTGGGTTTTTAATTTTGTTCATGTTGAACAATTACGAGAGATGTGTTTAACTTATTTTGTGAGAGATGCGCAAGGTGAGATTCAATTTTTAGGAGGTGCGTGGTCGCAAAGCGACCACTGACCCCCTTACCCCCTCCCTTAACGTGACCGCGAACAGGGTTCTCTTTATTGTATGAAAAAAGGGTTTATTATCTAATTACACTCTTTGAACGTCTACATCAATTTACTATTCACTACTCACTCGACTATCATTTACCTTTCGCAAGAGCACCTGAGCCGTTGGTGCATGTGTTCTTCCATATTTTCCGTCGTGTTCCAAAATTGTTCATCCTCCACATCTTCTCCCGTCAAGACCCACCAGGTGTGGCTAAATCGGTAGTTTCCGCACTGGCGGCAGATTTCTGCCTGAAATTGCCTCTCGTCTCTCGCATCCACCTCAGGGTCCTCATGAGCCAGGCAAATCCCCCACCTATCGCCGTCTTCGTCTCCGCGCTTTTTGCCGCTGGTATACGCATTGGTGAATTTGTCAACGACCTCAGCCATGTTGGCCTTGTGGACTGCCCTCATTACAGAGGTGGGAATGTCATAGAAGCAGTAGTCCTTTACTACGCCGAGGACATCGAGCGGGAGCTTATAGATTTGGTTGATGGCAACCTGCTTTGAAATCGACATCTTGTCGCACGTTTTTGATGCTTTTACTATAAAAAGAAAAAGTAATTCAATTTTTAGGGGGAACCTGCGGTTCCCTCGATAGCCCCGAAGGAGCTATAAGGTGCGTGGTCGCTTTGCGACCACTGACCCCTTACCCCCTCCCTTAATGATACTATTTTGAGAGGGGGTATTGTTGTTTCCATTATTTATCAGTTATTGCTTTATTAGTTAGATCAGTTTTGCTTTAATAGTTCCACGCAAAAGGAGGGTTTATAAGGGAACCATTGGTTCTCTTATTTAGTAGGGCTCTTCTGCCAGTTCACTCGTGCAATCCAAATACACATCTCCTCCACCACTATTGGCCGATGACAAAATCGCCTCAAATACATTTTTAGGGGCTTTCTTGGCCTTTGTCGGTGCCTTCTTGGCCGGCTTCTTCTTTACCACGATTTCCTCCTCCTCCGACTCCGCTTCCTCCTCCGACTCCTCCTCCTCTTCGGACTCCGCATCATCATCCACCACAAATCCATCCTTTACATAACCAGTCGCTGTGCGAGGAACATCATCATCATCCTCTTCATCTTCTGACTCTTCCTCCGAATCACCGATGTCTTCGAATCCACCATACAACTGGTCATAGATTGTGTTCCACTCCTTCGCGCTCAGGTTACCCGGTGCCTCCTCATTCGGGTCACCATTTACGAGAACACAATTTCCGAAAAAGAGTGTATTATCGATTGGTGGGGGGAACTCATACTTGTTTTCTTGATTTGCGCGTCCAGTGACTTTGCCGTATACGGAAATGGAATATGACTTACCGCCGATATCCTCGATTTGCCAAGTGGTATGACAGGCGAAGCCATCAGCACACTTATACCCTGCCTTCTTATAAAGGTCCGCCGATTGGTAGGTTTTTAGGACACTTTCCTTGACCGTGCCATTCTTCTCGATAATCAGAATCGTAGTGGGTGCCATTGTGCTTATAGTAGTTCTAACCTCAAAAATATGCTTTATTAAGATGGAGGGAAATGAGTTCAATTTTAGCGGGGAACCGTAGGTTCCCTTACGAACCCTCCTATTCAAATGGACTATTAGAATAAACTTGGAATGTTATAATCGTTACGAACCCTCCTATTCAAATGGATTATTAGAATAAACGTGGAATGTTATAATCGTTACGACACCGCCTATTCAACGGAACTATTAGAATAACTATGGAATGTTAGCTGACAAAAATATGTGCAAGGGAGGGGTCAGAGGGGAACCGTAGGTTCCCTTCTCTCAGTATAGTATAGAACGAACAAATATATTAGCCTCTTTATTAAATGAGCGCAAAACGTAAAAATAGGGCAAGACATCATACTATAAGAAGGAATATAAAATATAATGCGGTGCCCGGACTTGCTATTGTATCCAATTCTAAACATCCACACGTTCCACATGGAAGTTTAGGCGCGGTTTCGGCATCAAAGATTCCGGAGGATATTTTACGTCAACTCACATCGACGAAGAAATTGATGAATAAACGTATGATGAAGAAAATAGGATATTCCGCAAAAAATATAACTCGTAAACAAAGCGGGGGGGATGGAAAAGTCAAAGTTGGAGAAGTACGAGTTATTCCGCGCATTTTTGGATTTCCACTTGATGTTTTAGGGTTTGAATTAGATTACTTAAAGGCGGTTGGTGGTCCGGGACTTGGCGCTAGTGGTGTCTCGGGACTTGGCCCTAGTGGTGCCCCAGGGGTTGGCGCTGGTGCTGGTGCTGGTGCTGGTGCTGGTGCTGGTGCTGCTGCCAATTCTCTTAATATCCCCTCTACTATTGACAGCTTGGAAGACGCATTAAAATATATCAACTTGATGGAACAAACTATGAATGTAAGAATACTTAGACTTGAAACTCAACAAGGCGGCGCAAAAAAAAAGAAACAAACGGGCGGTGATCTTTCAAAAGATCAGTTAATAGAATCTATGAAAGCTGTAATAGAAAATATACACGGATTAAGAGTACAAATCGAAAGTAGACGTGGTTTTACTCACTGGCGACGTGTTTTAGAGCTCAAAAATGAGATACGAGCATTGTATGCGGGTGTATTTAAAATGTATTCAACCGTTGCAACCGAGTATGCGATTTTTGATACAAATAAACAAACAGTTGATAACCAAACGCGCGCCGAGGGTTCACAAAAAGAACAGGAAATTGCAGCTAAAGAAGCCGAATGGCAAAAAAGAATAAGAACTCCAACCGGAAAAGCAGATGAACAAATGATAGTGTTATTTGAAAAGTTGTTCAAAGAAGCATTAACGTCTACACCTATAGAAACTTCTATACCACTTGCTATTTCGAAATTAAAAGAAATGGACTATCTAAAGCTGTGTCTTACATTTCAATTATTTTTCCGAAAAAGTACGCTAACCCCTTCTGTTAAGACTATAGTAATTGCCAACAAGGACCCGACACCAAATGTTATCATTGACGGGACGAACGTTCTTAAAACAGCTTCCATAAGAAGCGAGATAGGACGTGTTATGGGAGAACTATTTATAGATAAATCTCCATTGGAATTCAGCAACGTTGATAAAATTATTTCTACATTAAAAGGAAATCTATTTAATACGAAGGATAACTATTCTGCATTAAAAACAGCTTTATTTAACATGCTTGGTGCATTTCGGTTTTCAAGTAGACCTGAAATTAACGAACCGTATAAGGGCGTTTGTTCAAGTTTAATGGGCGCATTTGGAGAGAGTTTTAAGTGTGGAGTAAAAGCAGACACAATTTTGTCATATGTAGCTCAACAAGACAAGCAATTGTTAGATAAACAAACTGAACAAAGAGAGGCAAAAGGTCCGACCGCGGAGCAAAAGGCAGCGGTTTTGGAACAGGTTGAAAATAGGTCATTGTGGCAACGACTAGATGCTCTAAGTAAATAAAATATATAATTCATCATATTCGCAATAAAAAAGTTTACAATTGAAAAATAACGTATTACTGGGCGATATGTTTCAATGGCATGAATTGTTATCCGAATACTCTCTCAAGAAATATGTCCATATCGCGTTCTAAAAAAACAACGTAAATAGAACATTTGATATATACCAACCATTAATAAAACATATCCAATGTTCTCATCATCCTCCATTCAAGAGTTGGACCCGACGGTCGACCCCCCGTCCTCTATGTTTCCCTCTATTATTTGGACGATTCTATATAGTGTTTTTTGTATTGCGCTCATATATGGCGCGCATCGACTATGGCTAATTGTGCAATCTACATATAGTAGTAAGAGAACCGCGGGGTCTCGTGATAAACAAATTGAAAAATATAAGAAAATCATCGATGAAATGCAACATCGAAATGAGGGAGGATTAAGCCATTATGTGCCGACCGATGATACAGATGAGCCGTTATTTAGTAGTGAAGAGGAGAAAGATGATATGATGCGGACCTTATTGCAGCTATAAGGGAACCTTGGTTCCCTTATAAAGTAACCTCATATGCTTACGTAAAGGAGGGTTCATAAGGGAACCTTGGTTCCTTTAACTTAAAAAGTAACCTCATATGCTTACGTAAAGGAGGGTTCATAAGGGAACCTTGGTTCCCTTAACTTATAAAGGACTTAAAAACAACAGCACATATAATCTAGTAACGAACCAACATACATGGAACTATCTCCTTCTCAATTCCAGCATCTTATACAAAGATTCCCCCCCTTCGAACTTTCCTATGAAACCATATCCCATAAGAAAGTTTCCACTGATTATGATGTCTGTTTAGCCATTCCCATAGGAAAAAAAGCATATATGTGGTTTACCTTTTATCATGACCAAGACGTATGTATTTTACTGGATATGAACCGTGAGAAAAAAATAGTAAAAGCAACGGTTCTTAAACAACCTTGCCCAGTGGGTCTGGAAACCGGGACAGTGGTTTATGGAACGGTGATACAACCGGTCAATGTGGTAGTGGATGATGTCCGGTTTGTTATCGAGGATATTTTTTATTACTGTGGAATCGCTATAAATAAAAGCCATTTTCATGAAAAACTACAGTTCCTACTGAAAGCAATGCCTCTATTGACCAAGCAACAAGTCGAGTTCCGCTTACCTAATATGTGGGAGTTTGAAAAGCTACCCGACGGAACCTTACCAGAAACACTAGCCAAATGCCAAGGGCTGACCTCGGATTCTATTCATCATATCCAATATCGTTCCTTCCATACGATTATGCCATATCTCAATATTGTAATCAATAAAAAGCCGTATTCTACAAATAATATTTCTGAACAAAAAAAGGATGCTATGGCGCACATTTCTCTGCCAAAACCACCGAACAATATCGACTTCAGTAAACCTCAGTATAAATATCCAACCGTGTTTCAAGTAAAAGCGGACCTTCAATATGATATTTACCATTTGTATGCATATGGGAAAAATAGCCAGCCGACCTATTATAATGTCGCCTATATCCCGAATTATAAAACGAGTGTCTTTATGAACGGGATTTTTCGAAATATCCGGGAAAACAAAAACCTCGATTATATCGAGGAATCTGATGACGAAAATGAGTTTGAGAATTGCCAAGAGGACCGATTTGTCAATTTAGAAAAGACGGTTCTAATGGAGTGTGTTTTTAATTCAAAGTTTAAAAAATGGACACCGATTCGAGAAGTGTCGAAAAATAAGGGGCAGTTCAATAATAAGAAAGATGATAGACGGGGAAAAGTAATACATGTGAATGCACTACTACGAACTTGACCGTTTTATTTAGAATTGTAATATTTTTACAGGAACATCATAACCTCTTTAGTATAAAAAATTGGATTACTGGAAATATAAGCGTCGGTGTCTTCTACTAATAGTTTTACATCGATGACATTTAAGTTCGCACGCTTT